AGTGATAAGGTTACATTGCTTGTTATGTAACTTTGTGCCGAAGTTAAACCAGTTGTAGCAATTCCTGCTAATCCTGTAATATCAGACACAGAATGTGTGTGTGATAGATTTGCTTTAGTTGCTAGTCCAGCATTTAGTGCTGCTGGTTTTAAAGCAGTATCAGCAGCTACTTTATTTTCTTCTATTTGTTGAATAGAAGTATTTAGCAAACGCTGCAATCTTCTATTCAATAGTTCTTGTTGCTGTAGTTTGCTATTTAAATTCATTAGATAAATACTCTGTATGGAATTGTAGGTAGTGGATCGAATATAGGAAGAGCAGCAATCTGTTCTTCAGTCAATTCAATACCAACTCTAATATTAGTATGCCATCTATTGTCAGCAGTACCGGGAGTTATTTCAACACCTTGCTCATCTAAAACAGGAGGTTTAATAATGGGACCAATGTGATCTACGGCAACATTTGAAACAGGATATAGTATTGTTTGGTCATCTATTTGATATGTTTCAATTAAAGATGCAGCAAGCAAAGCTTGATCCATTTCTTCTTTTGTGTTTGTTCTTAACATAAAGTCGGTCATGGCGTGGTGACTCCGTTCAGTTGATCCTGCGTCATCGCGTAGGGCCAGTACTTGATGCGACGAATATGTGCGGTGGATGGATTGCCAGACAATCCAGATGAACCGATGCCGAGCCGCATCAATGCAGCCGAAGGCAACGATGTCGGGATTTGAGCAGATGCAGATACGCCGTTGCGTGAACGGAATCCGACTCCCGAGGCAATCGCATATCCCATGATCTGCCGCGTGTCCTGTGGAATGGAGTTTGCAAAGTTGCTTTCTCCAGAACCGACACCACCAGCAGTTACCTTTGTTGCGTATGTATTGTTTGTTCCAGAACTTGTGTAATACAGTTCGTAACTGTTTACGTTTCCGGTATCAGTCAATCGCCAAAGTGCAGGAAATCCGCTTTGGAATCGTGGCGTTGCATCAATGAGCATCGTCAACGATGACTGTGAGGTAAAGAACGAAGATATGCCATCCATGACGCAGTAATCAGGATTCCTTGTCCCCTGACTTGTCGCGGTCGGAATCAGGCTGCTTGGTCCAATGCCTGTTTCAGCTTGTGCGCCCCACGCGTAGATAGTGGTTGCATTAGTGTTCAAACGGTTTGGATAGATATAGAACCCAAGTGATGGAAATGTTATTGATGATCCTGTTGCGTTTGTAAACGAGCGTGAAATACTACATCTTACCCATCCAGTTACTGCTCCAAATGTAAACTCGGCATCAGCCGAAGAACCGCTAGAAATAGTTACGGCACTATTACTTACGGATGCCCCAGAACGAGTTCCAAATGATGCGCCAGCACTATCATAAATACCTAATGATGCTGCAACTTGATTTGCACCATCCATCCGCAGCCAAACTGATATCGTCAGATGAACTGTGGAGTTTGCAGGGACAGTCAATGTTGGAATCGGCTGATTCCTCACTACATACTGATAAGACGCGGCTTTGACAATCTTGCAAGTCGTTGTCCCGCCGGATGGATCTGGAATTGTCGTGTCTTGTGTTGCAGTAATTCCAACAGATCCACCCCAAGATCCAGTATAAATATTATTTGAGTTGTTAATTAGATTTACACTTAGTCCTTCAATTAATAGTCCTCGCGGCGAACCTGTGGTCGGGTCGTGGTCGAAGCGGGGGGATTGGTAAGAACCGCTTGTCCCGGTAGGGATAACGGTGCGGGCAACGATTCCCGGCTCTGCTTGCACATTGGTAATCGTGATTGACTGCCCTGCTGGTTGTGCCGCGCTTGCACCGATGCCAATGACGGCTTGTGCGGCCAGCCCGTTGGCTGGAATGCAAGTCAAAGAAATGACATCGCCAACACTCCATCCTGTGTAACTGGGAGATCGGTCTACGCCGTTGACTTTGTATTGCTCTTGTGACGATCCGTTCACCGAATAGGCAAGAACCTCATTTAGCGGGAAGGCCATCGAACGAGCCGTGACCTTTACTTGCGTGGTGACGAACAGACCCGTTGCGGTTCCGATGTTCTGAACCACACGCGCTCTGGTAGCAGTTGTGCAAGTGATCGTCAACTCCGTCCCTGAAAGAGACACAGTTGCCGCGCCAGTTGGAACACTGAATGACCAGTTCGGGACCGTGGTTCCACTTGAGCCGCTGAAAGTTGAGTTTGTGAAGTTATTGGCAGCAGCCCATTCCACCAGCCCGCTGCTGTTGATGAAGGTGGCGTTGGTTCCGCGAGTCAATGTCAGGCGCGGATCTAATACACCAGTAGTAAAATCTAAGTTTAATGTTGACCCATCGCCTCCCTCAATAGGCAACAGGCGGTTTCGTTGCGTTCTATATTCGGGAGGATCAAGAGTCCATGAACGAAACCTATGCATTAGATTGCTCCAATAAAAGCGTTACAAGTACCGCCACTGGAAGTAGCAGCAAACTCAATCTCAACAAGCTGACATCCAAGAGTATCAATCAACAATGAAGCAGCTGATCGACTAGTTGTTGATGAGTTGTAAATCTTTGCATCACCCTCAGCTTTAACGATTGTTAACGCAGGATAAAAATTGGTAGATGCGTTTACAAATGCAGTTGCGCTAGTATTTACAGCTGTAACTGTACCATAGAAAAGTAATTGTGGAACATAAAAATTTCCAACATCACTTTTAGTATAGCCAACAACCCGAATTGCTTGACCAGCATAGGCAGCTGTAAATAAGGGAATAATCTTTAAATAGTTAAGTGATGAAGCGGCAATTACTCCAGAACCAGTTGGTACGGTTGTTGAAACATTTTCATGTGAAAAACCAGAAACTGCAATATTTGTGAAATTTGAAGTAGACAAAAGTTTAGTTGGATCTTGCACCGTCTTAAACTGTGTCATTGTATGTGTATGAATCATGTTTATCCTTTAATCAGGAAGAATATTAATTGAATAGGGAGTACTACAAATTAGATCATCGTAGTTATTATACAATGCAATAGTAAAATTAGTTATTTGGCTTGTAGTTATTGCAACAGTCAATGTATCATTTTCAGTAAACGATACACCATTAAATGTATTTCTTGTCCATGCTAAAAAAGATCCATTATTTTTCTTCCAAAAAAAGGCTGTACCTCTTGAAAGACCAGAAATAATATCCCATTTAAATTGAACCGGGCTTAAACTATTTCTAATTGTGAGTGGATTTGCAAGTAGTGATTGAATCTCACCAACTCCAAAATAACCTACATCAGATGGCTGCCAAACTAATAAATCTAAAGCTGGTATATAACCATTAATATCTATAACACGATTTCTTTGTAGTCGAAAAAGGGGAGAAGTAAATGACCAAGATCTATTCCGATGCATTTTACTTCTTTTTCTTTTTACGCTTTGGAAGTTTAGTTCCCTTTGGTGTTTCTTTAGACCAACGAGCAGCTATCTTTGGATGAACTGCATACATAAACTTCCGCTGTTGTTGTGATTTGAATGGCATTACTCCCACCTCACTTGCTTGCCGCTCTTCTTGGCGCGAACACCTTTAGCGGTACACATTGATTTGGTTGGGCGACAGGCAGGATAACTCCTGCCTTTTTCGCTTGCGCTTTTACGACCGCATGGCTTGCCTGTCTTGCAGTCAATCCAGCCTTTGCCGTTGTTGCGAGAGAACCAGCCATGCAATCCCTTCTTTTTCTCAAGAGAGAAGTCTGCTTTCTTTTTCTTTTTAGCCATTACTTCTTCCTCTTGGATTTGTTACCCCACTTTGCAGCACCAACTTTGCGGCACTGCACCAAAGCACCCGATGCATAAGCAGAGGGCCACTTTTTATAGCGGGACTTTACTTTACGATAGCATGCATCTTTAGCCATTACTTCTTACACTTCCTACCCTTTGGGCAAGATGCTTTGGAACCACCGGGACCAGCCCAGAGATCCTTGCAAGCCCAATACTGAGCAGTTAGTTTGTTCTTGGCAGAGCTGCACTTGTGTCTTGCACGGAAAGACTTACGAGCAGCAGGGCTATAGTTGTGACCATAGCCTGTTGCTCCGTAATGAATAATTTTTTCTTGCCCATTGGCACAAGCTTTTACTACTCGCTTTTTATTTGGGTTAGGTGACTTGCGTGGTTTGTTGCAAGGCATGCTAGCTTTGTTTACTTTCTTAGCCATTATTGACCTCCTGTAAATGCAGACATATCTGCACCAGAGTTCTGTAGAACATTGAGAATACCCTGTCCACCATTCTGTGCTAGGTCTTGCTGACCAGCATTTACAGCTAGGTTGCCTAGAGCACCAGCCACAGCCTGACCACCAGCTTGCATTGCTTGCTGCTGCATCATCTGCTGCTGCTGCATCATCTGCTCTCTCTGAATATCTTCGGCAGAGCGTACCCAATTACGAGCATCAAAGCCTAGAGAAGTAATTAGAGCCTTAGCATACTCTTCCCATTTGAAAGACATTGCTGCTTGTTCTGGTAGATTACGAACCATCTCACCCATTTGCATGAGTTTTTGTAGATCGGTGTCACGGCTAAGTGCCTGAAGACCAGTGATAACTTCTGTAGTTAATGAACCTTCTTCATCAAAGAATTGTTCATACATTCTATTGTCAAGATCTTCGTCCTCAATCATTAAGAAAACGGTACGCTTAACAATAGGTTCCATGAGATCACGGGCAATAGCAGAGAATGCCCCGCCCAAGACTGTCTCAAGTTCGGAACCAATCATTCTAACAGCAGTCGCAGTAACGCGATCACCGCTAGGAATAGATGCACTGGACATTAAGAATGCTTGTCCAATCTCACTACGCATAGTTTGTACGGCTGTTTGTGATGCACCAATCTGTGGATTCATAGTCTGTGATGGAGACAGAACAAACACATCTTGCTGTCTTACAGGAACCCATGAGCCATTGGTTGAATCTGCAATGTCATCAACTTCAGTAATACCGGATGGATCAATGCACATCCAGAAAGCTGAAGCTGCTGCCATTCCATCAAGCATTGCCCTTGTATAACCGTCCAGACTTGATAGATCTCCTAGGATATCTTCGCAGTGCGACCTCCCGTAGTTTTCTCCGGGTATGCCATACCACCGTAGAACCGTCACAGGACAAATTTCGTAAACACCTTCCGCTAGTAGATTCCCATCGGAGTCTTCTTTCTTGTACTTCCATACATTATCCTCCTTAAGATACTGGCAGTAAGTTGTTTTATATCCTTTTTTAGTAGACTCAGGTAAAGAATAATGTGGACTTATTGCTTCTGGGTCTATTAAATCATACTCAATATGAATAATTTCATTTACATCTCCGGTTACTGTGCGCTGAACAGCATACTGATCCAAGCGTGTAACACGGAACTTATAATCATCCATCTCATGTACCAAGCAATCACCAACAACAATTAAGTTTTGAATTGCTTGATAAATTGTTTCTCTTAAATTAGTACCAATGAGCTTTCGATAAACTTGATAACTCATTGTTTCCAAGTACTGGCCAATTTCTGCGGTTGGTTCTACACCATTCCGCAGACCAAACTTAAAGAATGGCGTGTCGTTTAAAGGCATCATTGCCGATAGCATACGACTAGCAAGAGAAGTTACTCCGCGTGAACCAACGGATGAGGTTGGCTGTGGTAGTTCCATCTCTTCTGTCCAACCTTCAGGTGGAAGGATACTTGGAATAGTTAGAGCAGAACACAGTCTTGCTCTGTATAGTTTGGATGTTCGCATAGCATCCAACATTCGGAAGCGATCAGCTAGATTACCTGTCATTTACGCCTCCTTATTGATTCTGCATTCCGTTATATAATGAAGAATAAAAATCAAGAGCACGAATATTTGTACCTTGAATACCCTGCATTTGCTGTTCTTCGTCTTGAGCTTGTGCTTCAAGCACAGCCTCTTGTTCTGCTTGTTCTACTTCTTGAATAGCGCGCTGCTCTTCTGCTTTAATCCGCTCTCGTTCTGCTTGTTCTCTTGCTACTCTGCGAGTTTCCGCATCTTCAGCAGCTTTTCTACGCTCTTCTTCTTGCTGTTTTTGGAATTCTCTTTCTTCTGCCAATAGCTTTTGCTGCTCGGCAAAGGTCATTCCACCACTAATCTTAGGTGATCCACCCATATTACTTTCCTCCTTGCTGTTGTTTGAGGACAGCTTTGAGTTTGTTGACAACCTCTATCTGTCCTGCTCTGAACGCAGCTTGTCTTACAAACTTTTGTCCATCAACATCGGGGTCATATTCAAGAGGTTTATAAAGTTCTTCCAGAATCTTTATTAACTCTGGGTCGATTCTCGGAAACTTTTCTGATTTCATTTGTTAGTTCATCTAGTTTTGTATAGATGTCTTTTAACATAAGTTTTACTTCTGGCATATCAA